CCCGACTGAAGTGCAGCTGACAACTGCCGCCCTAGTTCGGTGAAATTCGTCCAGCGATGGGTTTGCGCAAAGCGCCCTAGACACACACTCGTCTCAGTGAACATCGCTTTTCACCGCAGTGCTCTTCATGAGCAATCGTGCCACCAACACGCCTCACAATGTGGGCCTCCGCGCGCGCACCAGTAATGGCGCAATGCGAGCAAGCGGCTCACGCCAACGTCGTCGGGCAGCTCGTAAGGGACCTCGCATCCCTTACCCAGTCGTTGTCCGACGTGGCCCTCAGCCTCGACTTCGCGGCCGCAACAGCATCTCAAGTGCTTTCCAGGCACTTGGCCCGCGAATCTGTTCCCTCATCGACCCTTTCTGCCCCGCCGCCAAAGGATCACTCTACCCCGACGACACCATCGGAGGACGAGTGGCCCTGCAGCTGCGGGCTGCTGGGCCTGGGGCGACCGACGCAAATGGGACACAGGCCTTCGCCTACATGCCCAGCCTTGACTACGGCTGGACAAACGTCGGTTCAACCACGGGCGTCTTCACCTGGCCTTCCAGCTGGAACATCTACTCCCAGGCCGGCAACGCGGCGACCTACGGCAGTCAGTACCGAATCAATTCGTTCGGAATCTGCGTCCGTAGCATCCAAGCCGTCAACACCACTTCTGGTTACCTCGTACTCACCGAGTGCAACGGAGTGAAACCCGGGGGAACTCTTCCCGTCGGGCAACTGCAGGGGACCAACGTGTTCACCTGCCCCCTCTCCCCCGGCCTCGAGGTCTGCTGGTTCTCTAACCCGCAAGGCCCCCAGGCCCACGTCTGGCAAGCCTGGAACACTTCAACCACCTTCTTGTACACCTTCGAGGGGTGGAGTTCCTTGGTTATCCAGTTGGCCGGCGCTGCGGCTTCGTCTCCCTCCGTCATCCAGATCGAGTATGTCATGAACATCGAGATTTTGGTCGACCAGGACAACGTCATCTCGCAACTCGTGCCAAAGCCGCCTCCCGCCATGCCGCTCGTTACCAACACGGTTTCGGCAGTCCGCAACAAGATTGAGTCCTTCATTGAGGGGGGGGCCAAGAAAGTTGAGGATCGCATCTCACAAATGGTGCGGGAGAAGCTTGCGTCTTCGGGACTTAACCAACTCACTGCGAGTATGGCCTCTTTGGGGGTCTAATCGCTTGGTTCGGGAGGGTTTTCTGT